TGATCAGGTTGATGCAATGGTCATGGCAATCCACTACATGCGTGAATCATGGAGACTTGAGCATCCGTACGATTCATCCTATAAACTAGATGACCAGCCCACAGGCCCTACCCGGGTAAAGTCCTACTGGAATTCAGTGGCTGCATAATATTGTATCCCGGAAATAGAAAAGGTAACCTACATGGCACTCCCTGATTTTAACATCCTTGATTTTATTCTTCCCAATAGTGAGGACCTAGAGGCTATCCCATTTGAACCAGCCCCCGAGATTTTTTTCGGAGACAACCTTGCTGAAGAATACCTAGATGAATCCGAGATCGAAAGAATCGGCAACATGGTCATGGACTCGTACACGGCAGACAAAGAATCCCGTGCCGAATGGGAGAGCATGTTCGAGAAAGGCTTCGAACTCCTTGGTCTCAAACTAAGCACAACCTCTGAGCCTTTCGAGGGTGCTTGCACAGCGGTACACCCCCTGCTAATCGAGAGCGCCGTCAAGTTCCAGTCAAAGGCTTCTGAGGAACTCTTCCCCCCACAAGGCCCGGTAAAGACCCAGATCATCGGCACATCCAATACCGAAAAAGAAGATCAGTCCGAACGTGTCCAGTCTTTCATGAACTTCCAGCTAACCGAAGTCATGCCCGAATACTTTGACGAGTTCGAGCGTATGCTTTTCCATCTCCCCCTCGTAGGCTCTGCATTCAAGAAGATCTACTACGATCACGCCTCAGAACGTCCCGTCTCCGAATTCGTCCCTGTTGATCAGTTCTATGTCTCGTACAACGCCACGGACCTACGACGTGCTGACCGATACACCCATGTCATTTACATGACCCCCCATGAACTCCAGAAGCAGATCAAGTCCGGTATGTACCGTGACATTGATCTTACAGAGCCCGGCAACTTCGAACCATCGAGCATGAGCCAGACAATCAACTCAATCATGGGCATCGAATTCAACGCCGAGTACGACAAGCAGCACACTCTGCTAGAGCAGCATCTGTACCTCGAACTCGATGAAGACGAATTCCCGTCACCTTATATTGTTACCATCGAGAAAGACTCGAACCAAGTCCTTGGCATCCGACGCAACTGGAACGAAGACGATCAAACCAGAGAAAAGAAGATGTACTTCACCCACTACAAGTACGTCCCCGGTTTCGGTTTCTACGGTCTTGGCCTGATCCACTTCCTTGGAAACATGACCATGTCGGCCACTCTGGCAATGCGCTCCCTCCTCGATGCTGGCCAGTTTGCAAACCTCCCCGGCGGTTTCAAGGCCCGTGGCATCAGGATTGTCGGCGGTGATGACCCCATCGCCCCCGGTGAATTCAAGGAAGTCGAAGCCACAGGCATGGACCTCAACAAGGCCATTGTCCCACTCCCTTACAAGGAGCCTTCCCAGACCCTGTTCCAACTTCTGGGCTTTATCACACAAGCCGGTCAGAAATTTGCAGACTCCACGGACGCTGTTGTCTCTGACGCAACAAACTACGGACCTGTCGGGACTACCTTGGCCCTGATCGAGGCTTCAGCAAAGCTCTTCTCGGCCATCCACAAGCGCCTACACAAGAGCCAGAAAGATGAGCTACGAATTCTGGCCCGTCTAAACTATGAATACCTCCCTGATGAACGCATGATGATCCCGATCCCGGGTATGGAACTCCAGATAACCAGAGCAGACTTTGATGGACGTATCGATATCATCCCGGTATCTGATCCTAACATCCCATCACAGGCTCATCGTCTGGCACAGGCCCAGCTACTTCTACAGATTTCAGCACAGTCAGCCCCCGGCACCTATAACATGCGAGAAGTACACAAGTCTCTGTTGACCGCAGCCGGTGTAAGAGATCCGTCACGTTTCCTCTCTTCCGAAAAAGAGCCCGTACCACAAGATCCCGTCTCTGATATTCTATCAGCCTCGAAGGGTCTCCCGATCTCGGCATTCCCCGGTCAGAACCATCAGGCCTACATTCAAGTCTTCTCATCATTCTTGCAAGACCCCACTCTTGGTCAGAACCAGAGCCTGCAAAGTATGGGACCTTTACTACAGGCCGCTATCACAGATCACATGATGATGCAGTATCAGGAGACCATGGGCGGTTTCATTAATGAAGCCGGAGCACAACAGGGCTCACCAGACATGATGACCGAGATCATGGCCGAGGCCGCACAGCAGATCCTGAATGCGAACCAGCAGCTTGGCCAGTACCAGAGTCTGGAACAGCAGCAGTTAGCCCTAGAGGCTAGAAATATTGAACTAAAGGAAAAGGGTATGGCCCAAGACAATGCGAAGGACATGGCCGACCTCTCCCTGAAGAAACAGGAACTCGACATCCGCCGCCGTAGTCAGGACATCGACGCAGCAAAAGACATCGGTGTCAACACAATCCGAAACAAGGAAGCCGATAACAAAAAAGACATCATGCTCCAAAAATTCCTCTTGGAAGGACTCGGCAAGATGCGAGACATTAACTTGAAGAATACTAGCTCAGGGACTAGTCCCGGATATAAAGTTGGCGGTGAGGTAAACCAACACGGCGACCTATTAAATTATGACGCTGTTGTTGACCTTGTCAACAGAATATCTACTTCAAGCCCAGAAATTCCTGCACTCCCGTTGAATCAACCCCTTTACACACCTAAGGAACCACCCCCCTCAATGGATATCCCCACAGCTACGCCACTAATAAGTGACTTTCTCCGTTCTGTTGAAGGCTTTGAAACTGAGGGTTATGTACCCCAGAACTTAGAAGGTACTGTTTTTGGCACATCTGGTGTAACTATTGCATCTGGTCTTGACCTTAGTAAACAGAATCGAGACTCTCTCACGGCTATGGGTATTCCCCCTAGTTTGATCAACAGATTTGAAAAATATTTTGAAGTATCTAAAGAAGCTGCTAAAGATCTATTAGCCACAAACCCTCTGTCTATTACGGAAGAAGAAGCGACACTAATTGATAAAAATTTATTGGCTTACGATTTTAATCGTTTACGTCAACAGTGGAATAACACCCAAGACCTAGACAAGGAAGGGGTCGCATGGAATTCGTTAGAGCCTGAGAAACAAACTGTTCTTCTGTCCTTGTTTAGGCAGTATGGAAGTACACGTAAATTCCCAAAGTTTTGGAAAAAAACTACTTCAGGTAACTGGGAAGGGGCTATTGCTGAACTAAGGAATTTCAATGATGAATATAGCACTCGGAGAAATAAGGAAGCTGATCTTCTGGAAACTGTGTAATACCTTGTCGTCGATATTAGAAGTGTGGTACAAAAGAAAATGATCCGTTGTCTTTACCAAGCCAATCGGAAAACAACTGCAAAGGATAAGAGGTAATATGAAAGGCGAAATTAGCAAGGGTCCCGGTAAACTGGCTTCAAGTCAGGATTGGTGCAACCTCCCATCTTCAGAGTGGTCACAGCGATCACGTACTGCTATCTTACGTGGTGATCCCTCCAGTGATTACGCCACAAACGTAAAACCAACTATGGCAAATCTTTCGACTTACACAAGTAGAAAGAAGTAATCCATACTTGATTCGGGACTTAAATGTTTGAAGACTTAAAAGCTGAGATTCGGCAAGAAATTGATGGTGTCAAGTCGAGTCTGTCGCAGGGTGTTTGCGAAACTTATGCAGAGTATCAGCGCATGGTAGGAATGATTCATGGCTTTGAGCTTGTCATTTCAAAGTGTTCTGATATTGAGAGAAGACTCACCCAATATGATGAGGAAGAATTTTAACCACTATGTTTGAACCAGAACTAGGCAGATCTATGTTGAATGACGACTGGCTCTCAGAATCAACTGTCCCAGATCCAGAGCCACTCCCCCGTATCCCCGGCTACCGTCTCCTGATTCGCCCTGTCCCAATCAGGGCAAAGACAAGGGGCGGCATCATTCTCCCTGATAAGGCCAAGGATGATATGAAATACCTATCAACGGTGGGCCGTGTGCTTGCTGTTGGTGACTTGGCTTATGAAGATCAGAACAAGTTTTCAAAGGGTGCTTGGTGTAAGCCAGGTGACTATGTTTGTTATGGTAAGCATACAGGTGCTAAGTTCTTATATAAGGGTGTCAGACTAATTATCTGCTATGATGATGAAATCACCATGGTGGTAGAAGATCCTTCTAGTCTTGATCCAATGTTTAACCTATCTAACTAGGCGTAATTCGATTGATTCGCCCCAACGGAGATAAAAATTAGATGTCACGGCTTACAGAAGAAAACAACGACGGGTGGGAAACCATTGATACTGACAACACCCAGTCCAAACAGGGACAACTCCCTGAAATTGAAATCGAAACGGTACAGGATTCTACGTCTAAAGAGCTCACTGATGGTGAGCACGAGATTGAATTAGAGCAAGACCCCCCCGAACCAGAAGAACTCAAGGGTATCAATACCAAGGGTGCTGAGAAAAGAATCAGAAAACTTGTAGCACAGCGCAAGGAACGTGATGAACAGATCACACTTGCACTGGATAAGATCAGATATCTTGAAAGCGTTCTGTCTGATAAGGACAAAAACATCTCTAATTATCAGAGACAGTCTGTCGATTCAAAGAAGGATGAGATTAATCGCAGGGTAGAATCAGCGCAACTGGCTTTCTCTCGGGCTTTCGACGAGGGAGACAAGGACACTCTTGTAAAGTCCCAGACTGATTTATCAAAAGCTCAGGCTGAACTCCAGATGTTGGAGTACGCCGTGATGATGAACCCTAGACAAACTCAGGCACCTGCCCGTGTACAGCAGCCTGAACAACACAATCCGGCACCGGCCCCGCACAAGTTTGATGCTGGGGCGGTTGAGTGGGCCGAGAAAAACGCATGGTTTGGCAAGGACAGGATTGGTACTTCCATCGCCTTGGCCATGGATCACTCTTTGAAAGAAGAAGGCTATGATCCAAAGGATGACGACTTTTACGAGGAGCTAGACAAGAGATTGTCAAAGGAGCTTCCCTCAAGACTTCGTCCCGGTGGGGACGTAAAAACCACCCAAGTAGTAGCCGGTCAATCACGTAGACAGGCATCCTCAAATAAAGTTCGACTGACTCAAGCTGATGTCAGTCTTGCTAAGAAATGGGGTCTTACTCTTGAACGGTATGCCGCCGAAAAGAAAAAAGCAGAGCGATCTGCCGGTGACTATACTCTGATTAACGGATAGCGTGGGAGACACAAACAACATGGCACGAGTAGTAGAAAAACAATCAAGAACCAATAGCGAGCGAGACAGAGATTCACGTCAGAATACAAAAGAGCGTCCCAACTGGCTAGATATCCCAGAGCATGTTGTCAACACATTTGATGACAGCGGCTTTGCCCTTAAGTGGGTACGGATTTCAGTCAGAGGCGTCGAGGATACCAAGAACATCGGTGTCCGCCTTAACGAAGGTTGGGAATTTGTGACGGAAGAAGAATGTCCTGATATGGCTCGTAATTTTAAAGGTCTTGATCACGGTCGCCTTTCTGGTTGTATTATTCGTGGGGACGTAGCCCTTGCAAAAATGCCTCACGAACTGAGAGAAGACCGAATTTTTAGAGTCACGGAACGTACAAGAATGCTCAATGAAGCTGTGAATAACAACCTCATGAGAGATAACGATTCACGAGCTCCTATTACTAATGCCAGCAAATCAAGGGCAAGGACAGGCAAGTCTGCTCATTTTGATGGGTAAGACAAGCCACTCAGAGCTATCAAGGAGGAAATTCAATGGCTTTGAATAAAGGTTTAAACGGCCTAGTCCCTGCTAGAATGCGAGGCTCAGGTGCGAACTCAGGTGGCACCACCCGCTATCGTATTGCCAACGCTTTCGGTTCAAGTATCTTCTCAGGAGATATCGTAAAGCTAGGCTCAACAGGGACTGTTGCGGTCATCACCACGACTACTGATCACGTTCTCGGAATCTTCCAAGGTTGCGAATACGTTGATCCCGTTTCCAGACAGCCAATTTTCGGTCGTTACTGGCCAGCCAGTACATCGTCTTCAGACGGAACCCCTTTTGCAATCGTCAATGACGATCCAGCAACCACTTATATCATTCAGGCTGACGCTACTGTTTCCCTTGCTGATGTAGGTATTAACTACACTGTCACACTAGGTGCGGGTTCAACCATGACTGGCCGTTCTGGCTTTGGTCTCCGGGTTGCTGGCCGTGCTACTGCTTCTGCAATGCTACAGGTCATCGGACTTTCTAACGTCCCTGATAACGCCTTTGGCGATGCAAACGCAAGAGTTGAAGTCCGTCTCGTACAGCATGTCGATTCGTACACTTCAGCCGCACAAAGCTAAGGGAGGTATAGAACATGGCTATTAATCGTGCAGATATTGCCAAGCAACTTCTTCCCGGTCTAAATGCAATTTTCGGTCTAGAGTATGCAGCCGTTGATGAAGAGGATCGTCCTCTTTTCGATATGGAAAATTCTGATCGTGCATTTGAGGAAGAAGTGCTTATGACTGGCTTTGGCGCAGCCCCTACTAAAGCTGAAGGTTCAGCAGTTGTTTATGATACCGCTCAGGAATCATGGACTTCCCGCTACACCGCTGAGACTGTCGCCCTTGCTTTCGCCGTTACGGAAGAAGCAATGGAAGACAATCTCTATGACACGTTCGCAAAGGTCCGAGCCAGAGCTCTGGCCCGAGCAATGGCTCAGACCAAGCAGGTCAAGGCCGCTAACGTGTACAACAACGGCTTCAATGCCAGCTACGTTGGTGGTGACAGTGTCGTGCTGTTCTCATCCGCCCATCCCACTGTCGGCGATGGTAATCAGTCAAACCTAGAGACTGCTGCTGATCTATCAGAAGGCACCCTCGAAACCGCAATCATCAATACCCATAAGATTAAAGATGATCGTGGTATCTTCATTGGTGCTTCACCAGTCTCACTCCACGTGGCCCCAGACGGTCAGTTCGATGCAGATCGAATCCTTGCTTCTCCGGGCCGTACTGCAACACCGAACAACGATATCAACGCTGTTCGTAATCTAGGCCTCATTCCCAAAGGCTACTTTGTCAACCGTCGTTTCACCGACGCAGACGCATGGTTCCTACGGAACGACTGTCCCAATGGTACAAAGATGTTCATGCGATCACCTCTTGCCACGAAGATGGAGCCAGACTTTGACACCGGCAACCTTCGCTTCAAGGCCCGTGAGCGTTATAGCTTTGGCTGGAGTGACTGGCGTCAGTGGCGAGGCAATGAAGGGTCTTAAAAAATCCCTTGTTTAATCGTCCGTAAGAGAAGAGGGGGAATTCCAGTTGGAGTTCCTCCTTTTTCTGTTTATACTTAGCGTATACAAAAGAAGGATTAATAACTATGGCAACAAATGTAAAAGCCTATTATGTTAGTGCCTCTACAACTCTTACAGATGCCGGTGGAAGACTCCGTGGTCTGAATATCGTGGGGAACGGCACAGCAGCTTTGGGAAAGGTTACCCTCAGAGAAGGCGGCCAGACTGATGGCAACATCATTTTCGAAGCACCTACAATGAACAATGGAAGTAATGACCTTTTCGTACCAGAGAGTGGTATTCGTTTCAACGGCGGACTCTACATTTCTGTACCTACATCAGTCCATGCCACAGTATTAGTAGGCTAGTGCTATGGCAAAGATGCCTAGCCTTTCAGTTAAACGGGGAGAGAAACTACCTACTTCCAAAGGGGCAGGTCTGACAGAAAAAGGCGTGGCAAAGTACCGCCGTGCCAACCCCGGGTCTAAACTTAAAACTGCGGTGACTGAAACGAAACCTTCCGGGTCACGAGCAAAACGAAGAAAAAGCTACTGCGCAAGATCTGAGGGTCAGAAGAAAATGCACAACATTGACTGCTCAAAAACCCCTAAGAAAAGAATTTGTGCAGCCAGAAAAAGATGGAGATGCGGCTAATGAGTAGCACTATGCCTAAAATTACAGTTACCATTGAAAACGAACAACCGACAACTCTAGAGCAGTATGAGGAACAGGAAGTCGAAATCACTTGCCCCGTGGCAACCCAAGACCAGATTTTAAACGAATCAAATAAAGAAGTTGCTATTCAAGATCATTCCTACGGACCCACAGGCAGCTCTT